GTTAGAAGAAGTCACACTCAAGAAGAAATTCTATAAGAAAACTGATTTTATTTATGTCCTATGTGATACTATTCTCTTTGTATTGGAGAGAGGGTATCAAGTTTATGTAACACAAGATATAAATTGTTTATTCCATTCAGGTGGAACTTATAAACAATTATATGAAGATTGCAGATTATTGATCCGTCAAAATCAACAATTACATAATCCTGAAGCCAATGGTTTCACAGAATCTGATTATCGAAATCGACTTGATGTTGTAATTGAAAAATTGGAAAACATTAGTAAACATTCTTTCAGATTAGATAAATCTGATGTTAACATCATTAAATGCACATTAAACGATATGTTGATGATGCGTGATGATTTAAATACCAAATCAGCAGCAAGACAAAACCGTAAAGCACCATTTGGTTTACTAATATTTGGTGATTCTGGTATAGGTAAAACCACAATTACTAGTATGATGGCTACTTTTTTCGCCAAACATGAAAAATTACCATCTGGACCTGAATTTAGATATACTGTGAATCCTGCCGCAAAATATTGGGATGGTTTTTTAACATCTCAACATACAGTTATTCTAGACGATATTGCTAATGAATCGCCTGAATTAGGTGATCCAGGTTCATTGAATGTAGTTATACAAACTATGAATAATCAAGCTTTTTGTCCAGATCAAGCATCATTGGAGATGAAAGGTACAACACCATTTCGTGGAAAATTAGTTATTGCAACAACTAATGTAAAAAATTTAAATGCCTATCATTATTTTTCATGTCCTTCAGCTGTGCAAAGACGTTTTCCATACATAATTACTCCTACAGTAAAAAGAGAATATCTTAATGAACGTAATATGTTGGATTCGGAGAAAGTACCTACTGATCAACCTTATCCTGATCTATGGTTCTTTAAAGTTGAATTAGTCAGACCTACTCCTATTGATCAAGGTAAACATTATGCCAAGATAGAGACTGTTTTGGAAAATGCTAATATAACTGAATTGTTACAATGGTACCACACAGCTATAGTGAGATTTAATGATGATCAAGTCCGCGTTGAGAACTGTACCAAATTGATGTTGGAGACAGAATTGTGTCTCTGTTGCAATTTACCTGACACACTCTGCCAAATAAGACCCCAAGGTTTTATGAATGATGTAGAAAATTTGGGATTTTTTGCATTAGGTGTACTTAGTTGCCTAACAGTGATTTCATTTATGTGGACTTCTTTTATCTCAAGACCAGAAATTCAACGAGTCCGCCTTTTAATTTCATTCTATACTAGCTTGAAGCGTAACATAAATTTATATCGTATCAAACAGAATGAGTTGATAAATAAATTAACTAATGTTAATACGTGGGTTTCAATGGGTGATAGAATGAAAGATGAATTAAAACAACCTAAGCTTTTCTTAGCTTTAACTTTAGCAATCACGTCATTTATTACTTTTTACAAGATGTACAACAAATTGACTCCACAAGGTGATGTCTCTGCTGATATAGGGAAAAGACCTTTAGCCGAGATTAATGGTCGAGAGAATGTGTGGTATAATAATGCCTTGGATGTTTCGGTTGCAAATTTTTCGCGTGAGAGCTCTTCTTCCAAAAGTGTTGATTTTACACAATTTTGTTCTAAAATATCTGAAAATGTGTGTCACATTAAAATCAAAAGTGACAAAACTAAAAAGATAAATAGAGGTAGAATGATTGCTTTGGGTGGTCATATTTATCTAACAAATAATCACAATGTTCCTGATTTAAGTGAAGGAGGTCATATTGATGTAGTTTTCACTCATTCAAAAGGGGTGAACTCCAATAGTGATTTTTGTATAAGTGAATGTGATGTACAAAGAGTGCCCTACCATGATTTATGTTTTTTGACGCTTAGATCATTACCACCAAAAAAGAAAATAGTCCAATATATACAGAAAGGCAAGGCCAATGGTATTTTTAATGGAATGTACATAAACCGTGCAGAAAATGGTAACGTGACTCTAAATCCTGTGAAGAAAATTCAATTATTACCTGAACGTAAATTCACTTATAAGGATATAAACATAGAAGCTAAACATGCCGTTTGGTTGGGTAAGAGTGATGAATCTACTCAAAACGGTGATTGCGGTATGCCTCTTCTTATAAACAGTGCTTATGGTTATTGCATTGTTGGACTTCATTTTCTTGCTAATGAGATGGTTAAGGGAGAGATTTATGCAACTCATTTAGATGGTAATTTCATTGAAGAAGTATATAATAATTTAACCAGTTATAACGTATCAGCAGGTGATTTTTCAATGGTATCAAGCAAAAGTAAACAAAGACCAGTTACTGATCTACATAAGAAGTCAGTATTTAGATATTTACCAGAAGGGAGTGTAAATGTATATGGTTCTTTTACCGATTTCAGAGGAAAAAGTGGTTCAAGTGTAGTAAATACACCTATGAATAATTTCCTCAAGGAAAAGGGCTATGAAACTAAGTTTACGAAACCTGAAATGAAATCTTGGGCACCTTGGCACATAGCTGCTAAAGATCTTGTAAGACCAATAAATACACTTGATACAGGGATTTTGGAATTGTGTGCACAAGGCTACATCCAAGATGTACTTGAAAATATCGATGAAACTAAAATTTCGTCCATGTTACATGTACTTGATGATTTTACTGCTATAAATGGAGCACAAGTTGCATATATTGATAAAATAAATCGTAATACGAGTGCCGGTAATCCATGGAAAATGAGTAAGAAATTCTTTATGGAGACAATCCCACCAGTACATGGAATGCTGGATCCTGTGAAAGTTAATGATGAAATCATGGATAGAGTCGATGAAATTATTAACAGATACAAATCAAATGAACAGGCTCACCCAAATTTTTGTGCCCATTTAAAGGATGAACCAGTTTCGTTCAAGAAAGCTAGTGTTGGAAAAACACGTGTCTTTACAGGTGCTCCATTCGATTGGACCATAGTAGTAAGAAAATATTTATTATCATTTACGCGTTTATTGCAAAATGAACGCTTAGCATTTGAAGCTGCCCCAGGTACAATAGCTCAATCAGTTGAGTGGCAAGAAATGTACGATTATATTACGAAGAATGGTGAAGATAATATTGTAGCTGGAGATTATGAAATGTTTGATAAGAAAATGACACCAAAAGAAATTTTAACAGCTTTCGATATTATTATCTTCTTTTGTAAAATATCAGGTAATTACACAGATGAAGATATACGAATAATACGTTGTATAGCAGAAGATACTGCGTTTGCATTAGTTGATTACAATGGTGATCTAGTGCAATTATACGGTTCAAATCCGTCTGGCAATCCATTGACAGTTATATTGAACGGTATAGTCAATAGTTTGCGAGTGCGTTACGTGTACTATTTAAGACATCCTGAACATACTTTGATCGATTTTAAAGAGGATGTTAGTCTCATGACTTATGGCGATGATAATATAATGTCAGTTAAACCTAGAGCAAATTGGTTTAACCATACTGCCATAGCTGAAACCTTTGCTAGTTTAGGTATAGGTTACACTATGGCAGATAAAGAAGCTAAAAGTGTTCCTTTTATTAATATAAAAGATGCTTCTTTTTTAAAAAGAACATGGAGATTTGAAGAGAGTCTAGGGTGCATGGTTGCACCTTTAGACCATAGTTCAATAGAAAAAATGTTAATGGTTTGGAACAGATCCAAATCTGTGACTAAAGAAGCA